CAACAGATTATGAACGGTCATGCAAGAATGGCTATAGATAACTTAGCAATGTCTGGTTCTCTAGTGTTTGATGTAGATGAGTCCGCTTTAGTAGGTGGACAATCAATGGAAATATATCCGGGTAAAGTCTTTAGAAGACAAGCTGGAATGCCGGGACAAGCTATACATGGTTTGAAGTTTCCTAATACATCACAAGAAAACTTAATGATGTTTGATAAGTTTAGACAACTTGCAGATGAACAAACAGGTATACCTAGTTATTCACACGGTCAAACAGGTGTTCAAAGTATGACAAGGACTGCTTCTGGTATGTCTATGTTATTAGGAGCATCAAGTTTAAATATTAAAACAGTTATCAAAAACCTTGATGACTTTTTATTAAAGCCACTAGGGGAGTCTTACTTCCAGTGGAACATGCAATTCCTAGAAGATGAGTTGGATGTTAAAGGTGATTTAGAAGTTAAAGCTACTGGAACAAATAGCTTGATGCAGAAAGAAGTTAGAAGTCAAAGACTTACTATGTTCTTACAAACTGCACAAAGTCCTGCTATTGCTCCATTTGTTAAGATTTCTAAACTCGTAAGTGAACTTGCCTACAGCTTAGACTTAGACCCTGATGAAATACTCAATGACCCTGAAGAAGCTGCAATCATGGCACAAATAATAGGAATGCAGAATGCTGGACAAACAAATGGCGAGGAAGCTCAACCCGGTGGTGAACAGTCCCCAATGGGAGGACCTCAAGGAGTACCTCAACAACCTCAAGAACTTGGAGCTACAGGCACTGGCGGTGGCAACATCGGAACAGGAAATGTACCGGTTGCAGGGGAGAGTGAGTTCTCTGGTACGGTTGGAGCAACTGGACAAGCAGGTTAAAGAAGCAATTAATAGGAAGGAAGAAGTATGATGTTAGAAGACGACAGAAAAAAATATAATATTTCAGATTTAGGAAAAGCTAAGATTTCTGAAGAAATGAAAATGTTAGATGAAAAAAGAACAAAAGCTCTTCAGGAAAAATTAAGAAAAAAAATGCTAGAAAAAACTCTTGAAAGACAAGAAGAATTAATGGCTAAAAAATTACTAGAAAAACAAACATTAAATATTGACGAAGCAAACAATATTAATACACTTTTAAAAAATAGAGCAGGAATGAAAGATGGTGGTCCGGGCATAGAAGCTTTAAGAAAAGAAGCACCAGAAGTTGTTGCAAAAATGGGTTATAACGAAGGCGGTTCAATAGATGACCAAATGATGATGGTTATGACACCACCTATGGAATCTGAAATGGAACCTGATGGAGAAATGGAAGATAACTACACAAGATTTATAATGGAAGAAGCATTAAGCGAAGAAGAAGAAGATATGCTAACTTCCAAACTAGAACAAGATGAGGAACTATCTATGTTATTTGATAAGATAATAGATGTTGCTCAAGAATTTGCTGGGTCTGGTCCTGTTGAAGGTCCGGGTTCAGGAGTCTCTGACAGTATACCCGCAAGGTTATCTGATGGAGAATTTGTCTTTACTGCAAAAGCTGTAGAAGAAATCGGAGAAGACACTTTAATGTCTATGATGAAAGAAGCTGAAGCTGCTGCAGATAAAAGACAAGGTTTTGCCGAAGGCGAATTAGTTGAAGAAGAGACTGTTACTATGCCTGTTGAAAGACAGCCTGTAGAACAAAACATTAGAGTAACTAAAGAAACAGTTGGACCTCAAGCAGGAATGCTAGAGCAAGACGATTTAGTTGATTCTGAAGTTAAAAAGTCTATGTTCAGACAAAATCGTTTTTTATAAACAAAACCAACTTACGATAAAGCTACCTGAATTAATTACTCAGCCCTTTATCAAACTAAAACCAAAAGGCTACCTTTACAATACAAGCCCTCTAGTCGACATAGAGCTACCTTGTGAACATAAGCCCCGAGTAGGAGAAAAAGAAAATGACTAATACAGTCCAGAAAGAAGAAACGCCAAACCCTTATAACGCAAAAAAAGATTGGCACCAAGGAGACGATAAACCTTTTGTATCATCTCAAAGTATGTTTTTTGAAGAGCCTTCTGAAAAGAATAAACTCTTTAAAAGTAACGACATAACCGAAGTGGAAGCTGAAGGAAGTGTTAATACTGAAGAACTGGAGACTACTAAGGATACACCTTATAAGAAACCAGACTATAAAAAAAGATACGATGATTTGAAAAAACATTACGATAGTAAACTTAATGAGTTCAAAAGCAGAGAACAAGAGTTAATAGAGGAAGCTACTAAAAATAGAACCGAATATAAAGCTCCAAAAACTGAAGAAGAACTAGAACAATTTAAGAATCAATATCCTGATGTTTATGAAGTTGTAGAAACAGTTGCTCATATGCAATCGGAGACTAAAGCAAAAGTTCTAGAAGAACGCCTTAGTAAACTCCAAGAACGTGAGAATCAGTTAATACGACAAGATGCAGAAAAAAGGTTAATGGAAAGACATCCTGATTTTGAAGATATCAGAAACAGCGATGACTTTCATGGTTGGGCAAAAGAGCAACCTAAAGTTATTCAAGATTGGATATACTCAAATGCTAACGATGCCGACCTAGCTTCACGTGCTTTAGATTTGTTTAAAAAAGATTTTGGTATTGATATCCCAAAGGCTAAGTCATCTTCTAAACCGACTAGAAAATCTGCTGCAGATATGGTCTCCACTAAAACAACAAGTGTAGAACCAAAGCAACAGAGAGTATGGTCAGAAAAGGAGATTGCTGCAATGAGTGTTGCTGAATTTGATAAATTTGAAAAAGAAATATCAGATGCAATGCAAGAAGGCAGAATCGTTAAATAAACTATAATTAACTCAAGGAGAAAGTATCATGGCTCAATATTTTGAACCCTCAACAGATACAGATGCTAACTTTGCAAACTCCGTAGCAGGACAAACAAATAGTTTCTTTTTACCATCGGTTTACTCTAAAAAGGTTTTAAACTTTTTCAGAAAAGCCTCAGTGGTTGAAGCTATTACTAACACCGACTATGCCGGTGAAATATCTGCTTACGGAGACTCTGTAAAGATTATCAAAGAACCTGTCATTTCAGTATCAGACTACACTAGAGGTAGCGATACTACTGACACAAAACTAACCGACCAAGAAATAACTTTGGTTGTTGACAGTGCTAAAGCTTTCAAATTCATCGTAGATGATATTGAAACAAATATGTCACATGTGAACTTCAAAGAAGTTGCTTCAAGCTCTGCTGCATATGCATTGAAAGATTCATATGATGCTGCTGTTTTAGCAACTATGTTTGCTGGTGTATCAGCTTCAGCACCTGACCATATCATCGGAGCAGACGCTGCTGCCGGTACTGGTGGTGTTGCAGAAACTACAGCTTCTGTCGACCTATTAGGTTCAGACGGAACTGGTGTAGATGCTATTGACCTTATGGCAAGAATGGCAAGACTTTTAGACGACCAGAATGTACCTGAAGAAGGTAGATGGTTTGTTGCACCTCCTTCATTCTATGAAGAGTTGTCACAATCTGGTTCTAAACTTCTTTCTGTTGACTTTAATGCTGGTCAAGGCTCAATCAGAAACGGTTTAGTTTCAAGTGGAAAACTAAGAGGATTTGATATGTACAAATCTAACAATATCGCTGCAACATCTAATGCAACTGGTAAAGTTATGGCTGGACATATGAGTTCTACTGCTACTGCTAACACTATCCTTTCAACAGAAGTGTTGAGAGACCCAACATCGTTTGGTGATATTGTTAGAGGTCTTCATGTCTATGGTGCGAAAGTACTTAGAGATGATGCTCTATGTAGTGCATTCTACGCAATTGACTAATATCAATTCGGGGGAGTCTTCGGACTCCTCCACTTTTTAAAACAAGGAGATAAAAATGAAATACGGAAAAGAAAAAAGAAAAGAGATGATGATGGGTGGATATAACATGAAGCCTAGAGATAAAAAAATGGGTGGTGGTAGAATGATGTATGTTAAAGGTGGTTCAGTTCAGCCTATGTATGGTCATGGAGAATGTCCAAAAGCTAAAGCTAACTAAGCATGAAAGTTAAAGCACCAAAAGGACACCATTGGATGAAACAAAAAAATGGTACGTTTAAATTAATGAAACACACAGGTAAGTTTGTAAAACATAAAGGTGCAAGTTTAGAAGCAAACTTTGAAATTCAAAAGGTACATAAAAAATAATGGCTACTACATATTTAGATTTAACTAACGAAGTATTAAGAGAACTCAATGAGATTCCTTTAACGTCTGCAAACTTTGCAAACGCTACAGGTCTTCAAAAGTTTGTTAAAGATGCTGTAAATAAATCTATATTTGATATAGCTAATGAAGAACCACAACTACCTTTCTTTGCTGCTAACGTTAGTGGAGCTACTGACCCATTCTACGGTAATGTAACAGTACCTACAGTAGCAGGACAAAGATGGTATACGTTAAAGTCTGATAGTTCTAGTATCACTACAGACTATTCATCAATAGATTGGGATGATTTTTATCTTACAACTATTAATGTAGATGGAGAAACAACTCCTTATGTTTCAAGAGGATTAAAGTTTCTTACTCTTGCAGATTGGAAAAGATATTATAGAGACAGTGAGAATGCAGATGATGCAGATACTCAAAATTATGGAGAACCTAGATTTGTTATTAAGTCTCCGGACAATAGAAAGTTTGGATTAAGTCCAATACCTGACAAGGTTTATAATGTACACTTTTATGCTTTTGTAAGACCGACTGCATTATCAGCTTATGATGATACAATCACTTTACCAGAGCAATACAGTAATATAATAACAGCTAGAGTTCGTTATTACGTTTGGCAGTTTAAAGAAAGCCCACAACAAGCAGCTTTCGCATTGGATGATTATAAAAAAGGTATGAAGAGTATGAAATCAAACCTAATGAATCCAGCTCCAAAGTATATGACAGACGATAGAACTTACTTCTAATTTATGGCACGTTCACAACCTTATACTGTTGCATGTAACGGTGGTTTAATTAAATCAGCTAACTCAATTGATTTACTTAAAAGCCCCGGAGTTGCAAGAGAGCTTAGAAACTTTGAAGTATCTATTGAAGGTGGATACAGACGTATCAATGGATTTGAAAAGTTTGGTGGTGCTAGTGCTACACAACCTACAGGAAGTGATACTCAAATTTTTGGAACTATGCCTTATGGTGATGGTGTTATAGTTTGTGCAGACACTGGTATTTATTTTAGTCAAGATGGAATTACTTGGTTACAAATAAATAGAATATCTGCAGGTGGTGGTGATAACTATACAACCTTTACAGGTAAAGCATTATCAGTAAGAACTGGACAAGGACAAGCAACCTTTGCTATGTTTGAAAATGCTGGTATGGATTACGGTGAAATATTTATAGCTGATAATTCTAATAAAGATATTTTTTCTTTTAGAATGGAAGGTACTGGAGCTTTAAATACTAGAACATTCTTTACGAAAGAGATACAACCTAATGGAGCTAATACGCCTGTAAAGTATATTACATCGCATGACCATCACTTAATTGCTGCT